AATTTCTGTCTTTACATACTATGCCTACACAGGATATTTTGCAGAAAACGGTGGAAGAATCCGTGCTGCTAACGGAAACTGTTCTTATGGTTATTTTGGTGCAGTAGCCGAAGGTTATGATTTAGTAGAAGATCCGATTAGTGCAACAGTAGACAATCAAACATTTGAAGCAACCGCAAGCGTCCAACAGTCATTTGGTATAGAAGCATCACTGTTAAAATTACAATACAGCAATGCTGGAATTGAATATATCCAAACTGTAACAAACTTGTTAAACTATAGCAATAACTTCTTAGGAACAGGGTGGACAACAGATGGAAATATTAATCTAGCTAAAAATTTAATTAGTCCTAATGGGTTAAATGACGGCTGGACACTAACTGGTACAACATCAAATACTGATAGTTCTTATATCTATAAAAACATAACAATTCCTCCGCAAGGTGCTGTTTACACTAACTTAGCAGGATCAAATGTTTCAGGAAGTGGTTCAGGTGCAACATTTGACGTTACAGTTAGTGCTACAAGTTATAGCGTTATTGTATCACTATCTGGTTCAGGCGGAAGCGGTTACGTTTTAGGAAATCAAATTACTATTTACGGAAGCCAAGTAGGTGGTCTCGATGGCGTAAACGATATTACTTTAACTGTAGCAAGTCTAGTTGGTTCAACTATTATTACTGTAACTGCAACGGGTACTGTTCCTGCTGGATCTGCTTTACGATATACATTTAGTATCCATGCAAAGAAAGCTACTTCAAACACGTTTGATTTATATGCAATCTTTTCAGGATCTAGTACACGAACAAGTTACATATCATGGAACTTTAATACAGAAACTTTAACAGCAGGCAACGGTGGCGATGGCGGATTAACACCGACAACTGCATTTAGAGGAGTAGAATATCTTAATGATGATTGGTACAGAATTTGGTTCAGTGTATATGACACTAGTGCTTTAAATAATACTGTGCAATTAAGAATTTATCCAAGAAGCCAACTTGGTGTAACAGGAGCTACGTCTTTTTACGGAGCACAAGTTGAAATTGGAAGCTCTCCTAGATTCTATCTGTCAACTACTACTGGCTTATACGATGCTTATGCTGATTATATTATTAGTGGTGCAGGTATTAACGCTCAATTAGTAGCTGATGAGACAAGATCTAATAGTATTTTCCAAGCAAGAATAACTGACCCAGGGTCTGGCGCTGGAGGTTCTGGCTACTTAACATCAAGCAACAACGCACAGGGAGGAAATAGTTCTTTTATTACACTTGCTCAAGCAGACATCAATACTGCTGCAAACTATAACGGAATGCGAATTTTTATTAACAGCGGTACTGGAGCTGGACAATATGGTTTTATTTCAAACTATGATGAAAATTCAAAAATAGCGTATGTTCTTAAAGAATCTGTTACTCCACTAACTGTTTCTTCTGCGTCCACTGCCGACGATTCGTTTAGTTTAGGAGACTTAACGGATGATATTAATACACTTTATGTCGATCAACCAGTTCAATTTATTCCAACATATTATAGCACTTCTGTTGTTAATACCTCAGAAGAATCATATAGTATTATTAGTATAGTTGGCGGCACAACAAACACTATGGCTATTTCAGATACTGCTGTTTTATATTACAATATGCCAATTAAATTTAGTGGTAATATTCCTGAAACAGCAGGAGTAATTTCAAATTACACATACTTTGTAGCAGAAATAGTCGATGATTATTATTTTAAAATTTCAAGTACGTCTTTTGGACCAGTGCTTCCATTAACTTCTAGTACCCCAACAGGAATGAATATTGATATTCCGTCAAATACTAGTTTCTTAAAAGTAACTTCAACAAGCGGCATGTCTGCAAATATGCCAATTCAGTTTACAGGTACAGCACTTGGCGGTGTTACACTTGGACAAATTTACTACATTAATGATGTAATTGATTCAGTAAGGCTTGCGATTTCTACAGTATTACTAACTCCTGTTGTAACTGCAACAGACTCGTCAACAAATAGGCTAACAGTTAGTGCTACTGGAAGTCTTTCTCCACTGAGCCCAATTACATTCTCAGAACCAACTATTGGCGGAATATTTGCTGATACAAAATATTACATTAGTAAAATAACTAGCGGAACTTCTTTTAGAATTGCAGAAAGCATTTTAACGGTTACTGTTTCGCATACTGCATTTAGTACTAACTTGATAACTTGTGACAATACATCAGGATTTGTTCCAGATAATCCAATTAAATTTACCGGTAATGGTTTTGGTGGTATTAATGCAGAACAGACTTATTACATTCTAGCTGTTAACGACTCAACTACATTTACTGTAGCAAGTTCTGTTGGCGGATCAAGTATTCCGTTAACTACAGCTGATGGATATATGACTGCAAGAACATGTCCAGCTGAATATAGTGTCATAACTGATGCAGGTTCAATGAATGGTAAAACAACTTTTGCAAAAACAACTTTATCAAGAGGTTCAGGTGCAACTATGAATGCTGTGTTTTCAACACCAGTATTTGGAGGCGTAGATCAAGGAACAACCTATTACATTAAAACAATTACTCCAGGAATACCTAACAAGATACAAGTATCTGCAAGTCCAGGCGGCGCTGTGTTGAATCTAACCACAGGAACAGGTACAATGAAAATTGGAGAAGTTGGTTGGGACCACGTTAATCTTGGAACACAACCAGCAGTTGCATTTGATACAACAACATTGTATTATATTGAGCCTCGTCTAACGTTTGCAGAGCCAACATTTAGTCAAACATCTACAACATTGCCAACAGCTGGCGTAGGAACAACTTATGTAGCAGTGGCTTACGGAGATAATTATTGGATTGCTGTTCCAAATGGAAACACTACTATTGCAGGATCTCCAAATGGATCAACTTGGACTACATATACACTACCAGTAACTAGTCCACAAACATGGACTGACATTTGTTACGGAAATACCGCGTGGGTATTGATAGCCAGTGCAACAGATAAAGTTTTATATTCATTCTCAAAAGGCCAATCTTGGAAAACAGGAACATTACCAAGCAGCAGTAACTGGTCAAGTGTGGCGTATTCGAATGGAATATTTGTTACTGTTGCATCAGGAACCTCCAATGCAGCCTACTCAACTAATTACGGTGCATCTTGGACCGCAAGTACATTGCCTGGTGCTACTGCTACATGGACTAATGTTGCTGCCGGAGCTGGAAAATTTGTTGTATTAGGTAATAATACTACACGAGCATTATTGAGTACCGACGGCGGAGCAACATGGAGTGAATATGTCCTACCTCTTGCAGCAACTTGGACAAAAGTATCCTACGGTAACGGAAGATTTGTTGCTACATCTAATACAGCAGGAAATCCGGTTTATAGTTTTGATGGCGTAACATGGTATCAATCACCATATAGTATAGCTGTTGATGTCCTTGCATACGGAAATGGTGTGTTCTTAGGCTTAATAAGCGGCGGCTCGTACGGATGGCAAAGTGAAGACGGCCTTGTTTGGAAGAAGAAAACAACTTCAGTAATTTCATACGAAGACGCTGCATTTGGATTTGCATCAACACATCCAGGAAGATTTGTAACTGTAGCAGGTTCAGCAATAGGTAGTTACATTATAACTGGCGCAAGAACAAAAGGTCGTCCAATTGTTGAAAATGGTATTGTTACTTCTGTAACTGAATTTGAGACAGGCGGCGGCTATCTTGCAGCACCAGCAATAACATTATTTGACCCTAACGTTACTACTGCAGCCAGCATTATTCCTAGGTTAGGTAATGGTGTTCTAAGCGCACCAACATTCATTAATGCAGGTGAAGGATATAACACTAGCTCAACAACTATTATTATTAACGGAAGTGGATACGCACAAGAATATCAAACAGGATTAGCTTTACGAGTTAGTAACTTAACCCAACTACCAAGACCAGGAGATGACCTAGTTGTCAACGGAAACAGTACAATCTATAAAGTTACAAATGCAACAATATTAAACGGAACCAGTGCACCTAATTTAACTGCTGAAATACAAATTTCTCCAGATATGAGTGTTGCACTAAGCCCTGATCACGCAACCTCACTGATTATTAGAGAGCGTTACAGTCAGTGCCGCTTAACAAATCACGATTTCTTGAATATTGGTTTTGGTACAGAACGTCAATCAGGTTATCCAAACCCAGTACCTGAAGAAACTACTCTTCAATCACAGAATCAAACTATTGAAAATAATTACGGTCGTGTATTCTACACAAGTACAGACCAAGACGGTAATTTTAAAGTTGGTAGTTTGTTTGGTGTTGAACAGGCAACGGGTATTGTTACGTTAAGTGCTAGTCAATTTGGACTAACTGGTTTGGAAACACTTACACTCGGTGGTATTGCAGTTGGTGGAAGTAGCGTTGTAATTACACAATTTAGTACAGATGCTACGTTTGTTGCTAACAGTGACACAATCATCCCAACACAAAAAGCAGTTAAATCTTATTTAACAGCACGTTTAAGTCAGGGCGGTTCTAATACGTTTACTGGTAATACAACCGCAGGTAGTGTTACAATCGGAGGACCTAATCAGATCGGAAGTACTATTCCTGTGGGAACACCAGGTTATGGTGTTTATATGCTTAATAGAGTCAGTTTTACTGGACTAGAAACAGGTATGGTTGATGGAGATATGCCCGCATTTGACTTCTTCTTGCGCGGCAAAGGATTTGAAAGGTTGGTTGACCCAAATCGCATTATAAGATAACGCATTGATTATAATGTCAGATTATGGTTTAGATAAATATGATATCAAAGGAATAGAATAAAATGGCAGAATTTATACTAGGTAGAATTAAGTTTGTTTACAGAAACAACTGGGCAAGCTCTACAGCGTATGTAGTTGACGATGTTGTAACTAAAGGCGGAAAAACCTTTATTTGTATTGACAACCATACATCAAGTTCAATATTCGAAACAGACTACGATCCAAATCCAGCCTTATCAAAGTGGAATTTGTTAGCAGACGGTCAACAGTGGAGAGCAGACTGGTCTGCAAGCACCGACTATAACGAAGGAGACTTGGTTAAGTATGGCGGCTTAGTTTACATTTGTAACACACCACACACTTCTGCCACATATACTAGTCCTACATGGTTAGGGTTAGAACAAGATCAAGCCAAGTGGGATGTATTTGCTACATCTCTTGATTGGAAAGGCAGTTGGTCTACAAGTACAAGATATAAAGTAAACGACATTGTATCTTATAATGGATATACATATATTTGTATAACTAAACATATTTCAGCAGCAACTGCTAGCCTAGGGCTTGAAAATGACCAAGGCAAGTGGCAAACAGTTAATCCAGGTATAAAATATCTAGGTTCTTGGGTAAGTTTAGGCTCATCTTACAGATATAAATTAAACGACTTAGTAAAATACGGTGCCGATCTATGGATCTGTACCGCTGCACACACATCAACTGCAAACTTTGAAGACGGCAGCTGGTCAATTTTCTTAAACGGTTTTGAATTTGAAAACAGTTGGAGCAATTCTACCACTTATCAGATTGGTGATATTGTAACTTACGGTGGTTATAGCTATGTTGCAAAACAAAATCACACAGGCAAAAAACCATCAGCAGAACCAACCTACTGGGACGTATACACAACAGGATTCAGCTTTGAGGGCGACTGGAATAATTTAACAACTTACAAAATAGGTAGTGTTGTCCGTAACGGAGGATACACATATCTTGCAGAACTTGACTGTCCTAGCATCAGTTCAACTGCAACAGCTACAACAGTATCTACAGACCCAACAAATCCAAATACAATTTCTGCTGACACTACAGGCTTTGTTGCAGGAATGATTGTATACTTTGGAAGTTCATTTGGCGGCATCGTTGCAAACACAAAATATTACATTTTAAGTTCAGGTTTAACTGGATCTAGATTTAAAATAAGTACCGTTGCTGGCGGATCACCAGTCACACTAACAACTACTACTGGTCAAAGCGTGAGCATTACTGTTGCTCCAGAACCAGAAAATACAACATATTGGTCAAAATTAAATTCAGGATTTAAGTGGAGAAATAATCCAGCTACATATACAGCAGTTGCTGGTACAGTTCAAGGATCAAGTCTTGGTATTAATCAAACATTTGATATAACAAGAACAGGAACTGTATATAGTGTAACTGTAAATAATGGCGGAAGCTATTTTGTTGCAGGTGATCAGATTAAAATTTTAGGAACCGCACTAGGCGGAATTAGTCCTGCAAACGATTTATTAATTACTGTAAGTACTGCTTCTTCTGGTGTTATTACAGCAGTAACACATGAAGGTATAAGTGTAACATGGACATCAGGAACACTTTATGTTCTTGGGGATGTTGTTTTCTTTGGAGCAAGCAGCTATACATGTATACAAGAACATGTTGGATCTACAGGAACTCGTCCAGATAACGACATAACTGCAACTTATTGGAACATTGTTTCTGTTGGTGCAGAAATTGCAACATTAACTACAGCAGGTGACACACTTTACTATAGCCCTATTGGACCAACAAGACTACCAATTGGCCGCGACGGCCAAGTGCTTCGTGTTAAAGACGGATATCCAAGTTGGGAAACATACGGGCATGTTTTCAATGCTGTGTATGTTGGTCCTACTGGCGTAGACTTGCCTTATCCTCAAAGCGGATTTAGTATTGACCAGCCATGGAAAACTGTTAGATATGCCTGCAAACAAATTGAAGAAGGTTATCGCAATCCACAAGCAAAACATATACTGCAAACAAACAAAACATTTTTAATTAAAGAAGCATTCAATTATCTTGAATACACATATAAAGCTTCAGTTACAGGAACTTCTAGCGGTTCATTCTTAACAGCAGATACTTCTAAATTAAATTTAAAAATGCCTATAGTGTTTGAAGATCAAACAGGCAGTCTAACATTAAATTCAAGTGCAATTAACTCAAGCACAACTTACTATGTCAAAGCTATTGTATCTAATACTAGCTTTACAGTTTCATCAACACCAACTGGTTCTGCATTAGTAGCAGCAGGTACTGGAACTGCAACTGCAAAATTTAGTTACAACAAATCAAAAGCAAAACGAGATGCTGGAATTGTAATTGAAGGTTTAATATATGATATAAGTCGTGGAGGAAATTATAAAACTACTGCAAATACTTTAGCATTTTATGATTCAACAGGAACAGCTTATATCACGACAAATACAGAACTTCAAATTACACAATTTATACAAAGTCATGCGTATTTGAAATCAATATTACCGTATGTGCTATCAAATACTGTTGTGCCAACCAGTTATCAAACACTAAACAGCGATACAGACCCAGTTTACCAAATTCGTGATACTGATTACACAGCAGAAAGTGATGTTGCAAGTACCGTTAGTGAATTAATGGACATTTTAATTGATGGTTTAACACAAGGTGATACATCAACTACAGCTATTGCAAAAACACCAAACACAACTATTAATATAAAAACAGGTACCTATTTGGAAGTCCTACCTATTGTAGTTCCTGAATATACAGCACTAGTTGGCGATGAACTACGTTCAACTGTTGTTCAACCAAAAGGTGGTAACGATATCTTAATCAACGATCAGCCAAAAACTAAGAGTGCATTAGAACGTGTTAAAGCAGTATTACCAAGCGTTTTATCTAACACAACTGTGTCAGTGAGTTCAGGAAACACAGCAACACAAGAATTTTTATACACAGCAAATGATAATACTCTAACCGCAAGTATAACAAACAACACTAATGTAATGGTCACTTGTATTGTTGACGGTGATAATTTTAGTTCTGCATCGCCAACAGCAGTTCTTCCAACACCAACTGGCGGAACCGGCAATGCATATACAGCAGGCTATTTTAACGCAGCAAGATTAATTAAACTTAATAGAGCATTGATTATTGATGAAGTTCAATATTTGATGAACTCAACTTACGGTACATTATGGAACACAACATTTACAGCAACACAGCGAGCACAAACACTAAGAGATGCTGGTTATATCGTTGATGCTGTTGTATATGATTTGACTTATGGTGGAAATCTAGCAACTGTTATTGCCGGACGCTCATATTACAGCAATGGAAGCATTGTAGTTCCAACAAGTAAAACAGAAACTCTGGCATGTCAAGCACGTATTAAAGATATTATTGACAATATTGCACAAGGGTTAACTACTGGTTGGACAAAATACAGTTCTATAGCTCAAGATACTAGCGGTACAGCTGGTACATTAGTAGCCGCACAATTTGCACAAGCTCGTGTTCAAGAAATATACGATGCAACTAATACTGGTACAGCACCAACAACTACTGCACCAGACATTACATGGGTAAGCGCATCAAAATTAGCTGCAAATACAGCTATTGTTGCAGCAACAACTGATATACAAGCTGAAACACAACAGTGGATTCAAGATGCATATCCACTACTACCTTACAATATAACAACATGCGATAGAGATATTGGTTATTTTATTGATGCACTTCGTTACGATATGATGTTCGGTAGTAATTATCTAAGCATTAAAAACGGTGAATCATATCGCCGAGCATTGACATCATCGCAGTTTGTCATTGACAATCAGCTTGAAGCTGAAGTAGGTATGATTGGTTTCTTAAGTGCCGCACTAAAGGAAATAACTGGAGGCGGAACATCAGGTAGTGCTGGTAGTTTCCGTGCAATTAGAAGAGTTGAAAGCGCAGCAAAAACTGTTTACAACATCATTTCTTCTGGATTTACAAGAGTTCCAAGTATTCAATTTACAACTCCAACAGGATACAATACTTCCACTCTAACAAATACAGCATACGCTGCAACAGGCTATGCTACAGGAGACACATCTAACTTTGGTGACGGTAAAGCACAGATAGTTCAAAACTACGATTTTATTGTAGCAGATACATTACAATATTATGCAAATGGAGCATACGGTGGTGTATGGACATCTACTACCACCGAAGGCCGTGATAAAGGTAAACGAGATATCAAATATATCTTAGATGCGATCCAACATGACATGACCTACGGTGGTAACTATCAAGCATCAATTGCCGGTAGTGCATACTATAGTTCTTACTTACTAAACATTAGTGAAGCAGAAAAACCTGCGTTCATTGATTTGTTTGGTTTTATGAAAACACTAATTGGTAAGATTGTTCGAAAAGACGCTATTGTTGCACAATCAGGAAACACAGTAACTAGAGTTACGACAGGTACAGCAGGTAGTGCTGCCGCTGGAGCATTTGCAGAAGATAGAGTTCAAAACGTAATTGATTGGATTACTAACGGCGAAGCACCAACACAAGTAGCACCATACTACGGTTGGGCAAGTACAACGCTACAGAACGCCTATGCTGCTGTACAAACAAAACGTTCAGAGATTGCTGCAGACGCAACAAGTTGGGTGCAGAAAAATTACCAAAGTGTTGTTCTTGATTTAGTTTTAACAACACGAGATGCCGGACTAGTTGTTGACGCCATTGCTTACGATATGGTATTAGGTACAAACTTTAATGCTTTAAGTGCAGGTAGAAGATATCTAGCAGGTACTACTTCAACTGAAGCATTACTAAACGGACCTGAAAAAGATCCAACACTTGGCGCAATTGATTTTATTAAATTTAAAACTAAAACTATTGCAGCCTATGGTGCTGTTGCACAAACACAGTCTATTCTATCTGACATTATCAACAAAACATCATCTAATTTTACACCAAAATTAGCTATGATTGAACCTGTTCTTCCAGCAGCGTCTTACTCAGCAGTTTCGGGAACTAACGTTGTTGGTTCGGGTTCAAGTGCAACATTTAACTTTGTCAGAACTGCCGCAGGATTTACCGCAAGTGTAAATGCTGCTGGTTCAGGTTATGCCGCAAATGATCAAATTAAGATTCTAGGATCTAATATTGGTGGTGCAACACCTGCTAACGATATCACAGTTCTTGTAACTGCTGTATCAGGTTCTGGAATTACTACAGTTAAAGTGTTAACAGATAGAGAAGCAGTTGTTCTTTTAGAAGATAACAGAGATTTCTTGTTATCAGAAGTTATTGCCTATATTGATTATACATATCCAACACTAGTTTATAATAAAGATTTAACAGTTAGAGATGCTGGTTATATTCTTGATGCAGTACACTACGATTTGTTGTATGGCGGTGATTTTGCTAGCCAGCAAGCCGGTCAAGCATATTACAGTTTTGGAACTAGTGAAATTAGTAGTTATGTTAAAACTGCTACACTAGCAGCAATTAACAGACTAAAGACAACAGCAAAACAAGTTATTCAAAATACTAGTGTAACAATAACCACTGGTAACACTAAAACACAAGTGTTTAAGAATGGTGCTCAATTGCAAGGTAGCTCTGCTACAGCAACAATGATTGATGCATTAATCACTAAGATCTACAATTATGTAGATTTAGGATTAACCAGCGGAGCACCAAGTATTACTGTTACAACTATTGCAACTGGCGACACATTTACATCTAACGCACACGGTCTTGCAAACGGTGATTATATTGTAAATGAAGGTGCTGATGCAAATGGATTAGTAAGCGGCACAAGATACTATGTAGTAAGTGCAAGTACAAATACATTTAAACTTGCGGCTACTTATGGAGGAACAGCGTTAACTTCATTTACTAACGGAACAGGATTAACATTATCACTACACTATACTAATAATCCATATATTGGTTGGGTAAGTACAGATTTACAAACACAGTATTCAACATTGATGGCGGCAAGAAGCACTCTTACAACAGATGTTGTCAGCTGGATTGATACAAATTATCCTAATTTAGTATACGATACTGCTTTAGCAGCACGAGATGCTGGATTAGCTGTTGATGCAGCCTGCTTTGACTTTATGTTCAATAGCAATTTTAGAGGTGTAAAAGGTGCACAATCTTATGCTCGTCCACAATCCTCTGCTTTATTAAAAGGAATTTTAGCAAAAGCAACCAGAGAATCGTTCAAATATCTAACAGAACAAATTTTAGATGATTTAACAGATGCAACTGCAATTACAAGAGCAAGAAAATCTTTAACTTATGTTATTGATTATCTAGCAGGCAAGAGTGTTGATGAAGATACCGAACTAAACGGAACAACAACCTACAACGTAAATGAAGGTGTGTTGCGTGGTGTTGAAATCTTAAGAGCTAATACTAATTTCTTAGCTAATGAATCTTCAGCTTGGGTAATTAGAACATTTGGCGGTACTGCAACCTCAACATCAAGCAGCGGAAACTTAATAACAACAAGCAGCTCACACAAACTGTCTGTTGGTGATCCAGTTAAGTTTTCTTATACAGAGTTAAATTTTGTTGCTACAAGTAGTAGTTCAACTACTAATAGATTTGTTTTAAACAGTACAACAGGTATTGTTATTGGCATGCCAGTGACATTTGCTGGAACTCCATTATTTGGAGGAATTGTAAATTCAACAGTTTATTATGTCGACAGCATTGCTGGAAACGAAATTTCAATTAGAGCAACTAATGGCGGATCAACCTATGCTCTAATTGATGGAACAGGAATTATGTCTGTTACTGTTGGAGGACTAATGGGCGGACTTTCAACATCTACTACCTATTATGTCTTAACAACTCCAAGTGTAACAACATTAACAGTAACAGAAACACAATTTGATTCTACCCCTGTAACATTGACAAGCATGGTTGGATCAATGCATGTTGGTTACGCATTTGATGAAACATCATGCAAACGTGACATGACAGAATTTGTAAATGCCCTAGTGTACGATACACAATATACAGGTAATTACAAATCTAAGAGAGCAGCTATTCTATACTTTAATGCTATTAAAGGTTCTAAGAAGAGCGACATGTGGCATGTACGTAACGGTACAGGTGTTCGTAACATGACTATGAATGGTCTAGAAGGAACACTATCTATACCAAATAATTTTGGAACACGTAGACCAGAAGCCGGTTCATATACATCACTAGATCCAGGATTTGGTCCATACGATACAAATGCATGGGTATTCAATCGTTCTTGCTATGTACAAAACTGTACACTATTTGGAACAGGAGCAACGGCCCTAAAGATTGACGGGGCATTACACGCAGGCGGTAACCGTTCTATTGTTGCTAACGATTATACAACATTCATTAGCGATGGTATTGGAACATGGTGTAGCGGTTCTAACGCACTAACAGAACTTGTTTCAGTGTTCGCTTACTACTCATATGCAGGATATATTGCTGATTTAGGTGCTAAGATTCGTGCTACTAACGGTAACAGTTCTTACGGTACATACGGTGTTCTTGCAGAAGGTGTTGACACTTACGAAGAACCAATTGTTGGAGCATTAAACAATCGTGGTGCAGAAGCATATATCACAAACGTTGTAACAGACGGTGCTGAAGAAGTATTACGTATTGAATTCGCTAATGCTGGTCAGGCTTATACAAATGCAGAATGGACCGTAAGTGGTTCAGGATATAATGCAACAGCAGTTGGCGATGAATTTAGAGATCGTGCTGTTACAGAAACACGTTTAATTGACCTTAACGATGGTTATGGATACGGTGGTTCAGGTTATATTACAGCAGCCAATGCGGCACAGATCAGTACAATTGGTACTATTGTATTAGCCGCTTCAGATACTCAGCTAAGTTCTGCTTACATTGGTATGAGAGTAATAGTTACTGCTGGTACAGGTGCAGGACAAGTTGCTGCAATCTTAACATATACTAACGGTAGCAAAGAAGCTAAGATTTACAAAGAATCATTTACTAATTTAACAGTAACAGCTTCTAACTTATCTACTGATAGATTAACTGTGGCAAGTACAGCATCATTATATGCAAACATGCCAATCTACCTAGGTACAGCAATCGGTGGTGCAAGTGCAAACACACTATACTATGTCAAAACTATTGTAAGTACAACTGAATTTACTATTAGCACAAGTTCGGGTGGTGCAACATTTGATATTACATCAACAACTAGCGGACAAACAGTAACATTATATGCTGCAGGTTGGGATCATCTTGTTCCAGGTAAGACCGTCTATGATGCATTAGATTTAACATCAACATATATTGTTGAACCTAGAATTACATATACTGCACCAGGATACACAGCTACAGCAAGAACATTACCAAGTACAGCAACTTGGAAAGAAGTTACTTACTCTGCTGGAAGATTTATTGCAATTTCTTCTGGAGCAACATCAACAGCAACATCAACAAACGGAACAACTTGGTCTACAGGCGGAAACCTACCAAGCTCAACTACATGGCAAGCTGTTGCATACGGTGGTGGAGAAGGTGCAACAGCAACAGCAGTTGTTGGAGGGTTAGGAGGAATTGGTGCTCAACTTACAGCAACAATAACTAACGGCCAGGTAACTGCTATCAACATTATTAAAGGCGGATACGGATATCTAACACCGCCAACAATTAAATTTAGTAGTGGATTAGCGGCTGCTACTGCTGTAGTGTTAAATGGTGAGATTGTAGATGTTGTAATTTCAATTCCTGGTTCTGGCTACGTTACTGCACCAACAGTAACAGTAAGAACAGATATTATTACTTCGTTTACAATGAATTCTTATGGTAAAAACTACACCAGCGCACCAACAGTAACAGTTAGTGGCGGCGGTTCAAGTAACCAAGCAACAGGAACAGCAGTTGTAAACACAAACAACGGTATTTCGAGTATTACTGTTGGAAATAGTGGTGGCACAGGTTACACTAGCCAACCAACTGTTACAATACTAGATGCAAATGCTAAATTTGTTGCTATACCAAGTACAGCCAGCGGCGGCACTACAAAATCTGCTTATCAAACTGTAGCAGGAGCGGCAGCAGGAAGCGCATGGACAGCATCAACCGGTTCTTTACCTAACGGTTCTTATGCAGCGATTGCATTTGCCAGCGGTTATTGGGTAGCAGTAGGAGGAACAGCAACTGGAGCACGTTCAGTTGATGCAGATACAACATGGAACGCAGTGACATTGCCAACACTAGGTGCAGGAACTTATTCAGGTATTGCATACGGTCACGGCGTATTCATTGCAATTTCTACTGGTAATAATGCAACAGCGGTATCTACAACATCTGGATCAACTTGGTCAGCAGGAGGAAGTTTACCTTCTAGTGCAAGTTGGTCTAGTATCGCATATGGTAACGGACGTTTTGTGGCAATTGCCAGCGGAAGTAACAAAGCGGCTGTTAGTGTTGATAAAGGAACTACATGGGTTGCCAGCAACGCAGGCCTTCCAGCCAGCGCAACGTGGACTAAAGTTGCTTACGGCCAAGGCGTATTTGTAGCAGTTGCAAGCGGAACAACAACTTGTGCTATTAGCTACGATGGTTTAACATGGAATACACAATCATTACCAAGTTCAAGTAACTGGAATAGTGTTGCATTTGGTAATCCAAGCAATGCACCAATATTTGCTGCAATTTCAAATACTTCAGGTACAATAGCCGCAAGTATTAGAACAGGTGCTCAGGCGCAAGGTCGTATGAAAGTTGCATCAAATACCGTAACTGAAATCCGTATGATTGAGCCAGGATCAGGATATCCAGCAGGCACAGTTACAGCCACAACAACAAGTACTAATATTATTACTACAAGTGATACAACTAACTTGATAAATCTACAACCAGTAGAATTTACAGGCCTTGATTCATACGGCTTAACAACTGGAAAAACATACTATGTTACAACTGGTAGCATTGTTGCAAATACATCCTTTAAAGTTTCAGCAGATGCTACATTGGCAGCAGCTGGAACAGCCGTAAATCTTACAACTGGCACTGGATTAACTGGAACATACCAAGCAGGCCCAATTGTAACTCAAGTTGATCCTAACAAAACACGTACAGCACCAACAAGAGTTCGTATGGCAAACGGCGCCTTGGCTAACCCAGGATTTACAAATCGTGGTAACTTAAATACAACTGCTACTGCAAACGTAACTGGTGACGGTTATAGTGATTTGTATCAGGCAAGTAACTTTATTAACGTAAGCGGATTATTTGAAACACCAAGAGCAGGTGCAAACGTTGAATTTGCAAGTATTCCAGATACATGGTTTAAACTTGTTGCAGTTACAAACAAACTTGGAACAGCAGGTAACTATAGTGCTACTTTCCAAATTAACCCTGCACTGAGTGTACTAAATGCACCAGATCACGGCGATGTAATTACAACAAGACTCAAGTATAGTCAGGTTCGTTTAACAGGACACGACTTCTTGTATATTGGTACAGGTAATTTCAGCTCAACAAATTATCCGTTTGTTGATCCGTCAACTTCAATACAGAGTAATCAAGCATTCTTCTCCGATGGAGGACGAGTGTTCTTTACAAGTACTGACCAAGATGGTAACTTTAACGTTGGTAACTTGTTTGCGGTTCAACAGGCAACTGGTACAGCTACATTAAATGCTAGTGCGTTCAACTTGTCAGGTCTACAATCCTTGCAACTTGGTACTGTTAGTGTTGGAGCTGGATCAGCAGTTATTACTAGCTTCTCAACTGATCCGTATTTTACTGCTAACAGTGATAATATTCTACCAACACAGAAAGCTGTTAAATCATACATTACAGCCCAGATTGGTGGCGGACAAAGCTCACTAAACGTAAATACATTGACTTCGGGTGTGATCTACGTAGCTAATAATACTATAAGTACTACTAGCGGAGTTCAAATTAACGTTAGATCTAAGATGTACTTCCAAGGCGGCATTGACGGGGATCCTGTCGCCCTAGCTTATTTCATGCAAAGATAATGGAGAAAATATAACATGGCAACAGGAAGATTAGCAGCGGCAGCTCAGCTAGCCGCAACAACAAATACAACTGTTTATACAGTTCCAACAGGTTACTATGCAGTAGCAAACGTTTCATTCACTAATACAGGCACAAGTTCTGTAACAGTTCGTTTAGCTATGGCAACTAGTGCTTCGCCAAGTTCGGCAGAATGGATAGAGTATGATACAGTTATCGTTGGTAAGGGTGTTTTTGAACGTACTGGACTTGTATTACAAGCAGGTCTAAATTTGGTTGCGTACTCAAACACAGGTTCTGCCGTAAACGTAACTGTTTATGGATTTGAAACAGCAACAACATAATAGGGGATAGAGCAATATGGCACGTTATAATACCGTTAATACGGCAGCAACATCAAGCGGAACAGCAACGTTCAGTACACCAACACAAGGTCTATTGACAACGCTAACAGGTACTGCACCTTACACAGTTACCTTGGCCATGCCGCAGATGTTTACTGGTATTACGCAGAGCTTTTTTAATAACACCGGCGGTACTGTAACCTTATCTACCCCAGGTGGCAATATTCTTGGTAACGGATTTACTGCTGCAACTACACAGACAATACCAGCTAACGCAACGTATACGCTTACTTCAGACGGCACTAACTATGTTATTGTTAACAACGAGGGTGGTCCTACAACTGTTACAACATTAACCGCAAGCAGCACTATTACTGCTAACGGTTCAGTTCAGTTTAATCCAGCAAACGCAAACGTAACAATTAGTCCTACTGGTACAGGTACATTAACAATTAATCCTGCAACAACAGGAACATTGAACAACGTTACAATTGGTGGAACTACAGCGGCGAATGCTACATTTAATACCGTAACATTGAATACATCACTGACTGGAAATGGAACAATTGACGGTGGAACGTTCTAATAAATAAAGAGAAATTGGAGAGTAAATGCCTGTAATTAAGATTAAAAATAGTACAACCGCTAGTAATGTTCCAAGTTCTCTAACTAACGGCGAACTAGCGGTTAATATTGCCGATCAAAAATTATTTGTTGGACAAGGTGGCGTTACAAAAATTGTTGACTCGTTTGGAAGACAAGATTCAAATAGCGTAGCAATCACTGGAGGAACTATTAATAATGTTCCTTTATCAAACGCCAGCGGAACAGTTTCAACAACTAATTTAAGTTTAGGCTCAGGGCAAACTTTAACTACAATTGATAATGATACTACTTTGAGTGCAAACAGCAACTCAAGAATCCCAACACAAAACGCTGTAGTTGGCTACATTAATAATTTACAAGGTTCTTTAAAGAACATTTATACATTTACTACTAACGGAACTTACACTAAATCGGGTAGTGATGTAAAACGAATTCGTGTAGTTTGCATAGGTGCTGGTGGTGGTGGTAGAGGATATGCCGAAGCTGGTGGTGCTGGTGGAATGTCTGAACTAAACATTGACGCTACTAGTATTACTACTGTTAGTGTAACTGTTGGAACAGGATCAGGCGGTGGCGTTTATTTTGGATTTAGTGGTCAAGGTGGTACTACTAGTTTTGGTGCATATTGTTCAGCAAGCGGCGGTTACGGAGCAAATCAAAACTACCAACACAGCGGAGGACACGGTGGCGTAGGTTCTGGTGGAAATATGAATATTTACGGTGGTGGCGGCTCAGGACATAAAAATGACCACAGTCAGGCATACCATAACGGTTCTGGCCACGGCGGGTTTAGTTTCTTTGGCGGTGGAAATAATGGACATCACTATTCGTCAAGATATGCACAAAACGTTCAAGCATTTGGTTCAGGTGGCGGTGGCCACAACAGTTATTTCCAGTCGGGTTACGATGGAATGTATGGAATTTGCGTAGTTTACGAGTACAAATAATATGCCAGTAATTAAAGTTAAAACAGGAACAGCAACACCTTCGGGAACACAAACAGAAGGTGAAATCAGACATAATACAACTAATGGACAAGTGTTCATTGGTAATTCTTCTGCTGGCACTACAAAACTAGTAGGAAGCGTAGCCAGTCAGACTAGCAATGCTGTAGCAATTACAGGCGGAACAGTTAACGTTCCAACGATTACTACAACAAACGCCAAATTTACAAACTTAACGTGGAATAGCGGCGAACGACTATACTATGACGAAGGACTAAATGCAGCAGCTTTTACTGCCAACTGGAATTATACAGATACAACCAATATGACGCAGTGGGCAGATTTAGGATCTGGTACTGCACACGGTTGGAGAGGTTCTGCAAGTACATATCAACTGTCGTTAAGTGGTCTTCCAAGTCATACAGAAATCATGTACGAATGCTATTTTCACATGGTAGATTCGTTGGATAGTGAAGGATATTGGACCTTAAACACCTCAAACAGCGCAAATGCTGACGTACTCCAAGCCCAATGGTACAAAGGATGGAATACTAGACCATATAACCTTAGTACATATAATTCCTCAACTTTTAATTGGAGAGCTAATCAGTTTTATAGTTATAGTCCTTGGGGAGGCTATTATTATAACAGCGGTTATCAACAAACAGACTCCAACTCTGGGGGCGGTAACGGTTATGCTATAGTTAACACAGGCTGGTATAGTCATACTAGTTCGTCTTTCATAGCTAAACATTATATTGCAGCTGATCAGGTTGCAACAGACGAAGCGGGATATATTAGTCATGTTAGAGTATGGATTAGAGGCGGAAATACAAACGCTGTAGCCAGTGTTCCAACCAGCGTCACTAACGATTCAACAACATTACCGACACAAGCAGCTGTTAAAGCGTTTATTGATGGTAACTATGCAACAACATTAAAAAATATCTATACATTTACAGGTAATGGAACATACACTAAATCTGGTAGTGATGTAAAGATGTTAAAAGTTATTGTAGTTGGAGCTGGTGGCGGCGGTCGCGGTTACCACGAATCGGGTGGTGGCGGCGGCTATGCTGAACGCTTAATACAAGCAGATGGCGTGTCCACAGTATCTGTAACCGTTGGAACCGGATCAGGTGGCGGTTATTACTTTGGATTCAGCGGCCAAGGAAATACAACTAGTTTTGGATCATTTGTAAGTGCCACTGGCGGTTACGGAGCAAACCAAAATCGTAGTCACGCCGGCGGACATGGTGGTGTAGGTTCTGGGGGTAACATCAACTTTTATGGTGGCGGTGGTGGTGGTCACGCACCAGGACACAATAACCAGCAAGGTGGTGAAGCGGGACAAGGCGGCGGAACATTCTTTGGTGGTGGTAGTCCCGGACGTCATGGCGGAAACAGCTTTAGCGATATTGGAGCACCAGGTGGCGGCGCATTTGGCGGCGCAGGAAATCATAATGGCGGAACCGGCCTTACAGGAATTTGCGTAGTTTACGAGTACAAATAATATGCCTATAACATGGAAATTTAAAAGAAGTTCAACTCCAGGTGCAGTACCTAGTTCACTAGCACAAGGAGAAATTGCAGTTAATATTGCAGACCAAAAAATGTGGGTTGGCAATGCATCTGGCACACCTGTCAAAATTGTTGGAAGCATCGCTAACCAAGAATCAAATGCCGTAAATATTTCAGGCGGAACAGTTTCAGTTAGTGATTTAGGAACATCAACAGCAACAACAGCAACATTAGGTACTGTTACACTTGGCGGAACTAGTATGACAGCACTAACCGCAACTAATACTAGTACAAGTACAACTAATCCAATGCAAGGTGCCGGTGTTTATAACGAAGCCAATAAACTAAGAGGACGACTAAAAAACTGTTATACATACACTGGATCTGGAACATACACTTACGTAAAATCAGGACCTGATGTAAAATCTCTACATGTACTGTGTGTTGGTGGAGGCGGCGGCGCAAGAGCATATTCAGAATGTGGAGGCGCTGGGGGCTTTGGAGAAAAATTAATAGATGCAACAAGTATAACAACCGTTACTGTTACAGTAGGCGGTGGTTCTGGCGGCGGCGTTTATTTTGGCATAAGCGGACAAGGCGGAACAAGTAGTTTTGGTGCATACGTCAGTGCTACCGGCGGTTATGGTGCAAATCAAAACGAACAACACAGTGGTGGACATGGGGGTATAGGATCTGGCGGAAATATAAATTCATACGGTGGTATGGGATCTAGCCATAGTAATAACGATCAATACAGTCCTTCAAACGCCTGCCAAGGCCAAGGCGGCGCAAGTTATTTTGGTGGTTCAATGGCAGGCGACAGACCTGATTGGACAATATCACAAGTCGCAGCACCGGGCACTGGCGGAATTGCAATCAGTCCAGGTCACAACGGCCAAGGCGGACGTACTGGCCGAGATGGCGCCGTAATTGTTTACGAGTATATTTAATTAGGAATTAAAAATGAAAAGAGCACTTATTGACAGCAACAATAACAGAGTCGTTCAAATCGCAGACGAAGATTTTGAAGTTCACGGATCTCTTTATTGGGTAGATTGTCCTGATGATTGTGGTACATATTACATATATGACCCTGATAATTTAACATTTGAAGATCCACATGCACATACAAAAGACGAATTTGGCAATCCGGTCGAACCGTTTTCTATGCAAAGGATGAGAGCTTACCCAGGTGTTGGCGATCAACTTGATTTGTTGTTTAAAGAAATACGTGATACAGGTACTATCTCAACATCTGGTGCTTGGTTTAAAGCTATAGAATCTGTTAAACTTGCGATACCTAAACCAACTGATCCCAAAACTCCAGTACAGCATTTAAATAGCGATGGTAGTCTAGCAACATTCTACGACGATATAACAGGAACAACATCAGGCTCTGGAACTGGTGCAAAATTAAAATTTAGAAAATCTGCGTTAGGCCTTCAAGTAGCTGCTACAACTGCTGGATCTAAGTATGCTGAAGGCGACACTATTACAGTTAAAGGTTCCGATGTTGACGAATCTGGAAATATTACAGTTGGTGTTTTATCTGTAACAGATGCAGGCGGAATTGTTATGTTGGAAATTAAATAACTGTTGAATTAAAAGCAATAACTATTCTTTTATCTTTTCCCAAGTATGGTTCTGCATAATGCAGCATTGTACTTGGGAAAATTACGAGTTTACCAGCACAAAAATTTACCTTATACTGCTCACTAAAAAACTCATATCCTTTAATCGGCGGCAACGAGAAGTGGTTGAAAAACCAATTAACTCCAGTAGACTCGTCGTCCGCATAAACATAAAAAATTCCACTCCAAGCAGAAAGTGTATGTCTATGCGGACCGTGAAATCCGCCAGGCCGAGTTACATGAGCCCAACTTTCTGTAATTAATATTTTATAGTTTGTTTTATTAATATAGTTTACAAAATCTGCTGTAGCAATTTCCATCCAAGTTTTTAATGGATTTAATTCTTGTTTTTGTTCTAAAAAGTTAAATTCTGATTCCCACAAGTTATTTTTAATTTGTGTTCCAACGCCAGATTCAACAGTATTTGGTTTTTCTGATTCCAAACAAGTGTTAACTAACAAATTTTGGTATTGATAAAAATCTTCCCAAACTAAATGTCCAATAGGTACAGACCCCAAAGTGTCAATTCTAGCATTAGTATTAATCATCTATTTCGAAAAAAACCTTTTAAATTGTTATTAATAACAATTCTATGACCGTTAGATGGTCTCGTTGATGTATGATATCTGTATCCATTAAAAAAGACCATCCTGCCTTTTTTAGGTGTTATTGTTTTGTAAATTTTAAATTCTGACTTGTCGATCATACTATCAACAATTTCTAGTGCTCCTGGACCAGGCATTGAAAAATTTATGTTTTCTAAAGCCTGTACAATATCAGGTCTATCTAAATAATCATTTATACATTTGTCAAAAAATACAGTATCACCGTCTGCATCATTTACATAGTATAAACTAACTAAATGAGGCTCTATCAAATCTACGTGTATATGATCAAATTTACTATCAGTATTTGGTATAGGAGTAGTTAAAAAACTTCGAGAAAATAAAGTTTGTTCAACTACAAAATCAATTTTATCACAGGCCTCTAAAATTAACGGAAAAATTGTATTGAACAGCGGTGTTTGTGCTTGAGTTGCTAAACTAAAAAATGTTTTACTAAATCCATATTTAGATACATGATTGCCTCGTTTAATTACATCGTCTGCAAACGCAATATCTTTGCTGAAAAACCAAGGACTGTCGTTGGCTATTAACCAATTGTATATTGTGTCTTGAACTTGCGGACCAAACACATCATCAATTACAATAATTTCATCTCTATCTAACATAATTAAACCACATCAAAATTGATAACACAACGTCGATTAACAGTTGGGTTACTACTGCTGTGGTAGTACTTACCATCAAATAAAACAACCTTACCTTTTTCTGGTTGTATTCTTTTTTTAACTGTAAAATTTGTTTTACTTACTTCTTCAGGCAATGTATCATCTAATGTTTCGTTATAAATGACAGTATCACCGTCTGAATCATTTACATAGTATAGGCAAACTAAATGCGGAAACGTTAGATCTGTATGAGGATTATTTGCAACAGCTCTTTCTTTAGGATACTGTAAAAAACTTCTTGCCATAAAAGTATCTTTATACCTATAGTCAATTTTATCTAAACTAAAAAATATTAAAGGTAATAAAAAATTAAACAGCGGGCTTTTTATTTGCCCGTCAACCTTTATTGGATGCACTAACCCAGGATTGTGCGTACTCAAGGGATTTTCACTACCGTAACTAATATCATTAAGTAATAACCAAGACGACATCATTTCACCTAACAAATTATGTTCAATTGCATCTTGATAGGCTTTTGGAATTACATTTTCAATAATTACGATATCTTCAATCATTCTAATTCAGTATCTCTCTTGTCTAAAGTATACTTGATCTTATTTTTTATAAACGGTCTCCAGCTGAATCTTGTCAGCAATCTTAAACCGTGTAGTGATTTCCAACGTTTAAAGTCTGTTTCCGTATATTCTCTGCTTACTGCCGAAACATTCTCTCTTTTAAAAGGTATGATTTGAACTAACGGATCACCTAGTTTAATTAAAGTGTTTTTTCTTTCAAGAAACATTATATTAATAGGCATTTCGTTTGGGATAGTATCACAATCTAAAACAGCAGGCAATGCTTGATAATTATGATTATGATAAAATAAAGGCAACCACATGACACTATAACCTGGCTTAGTTCTAATACTCCAAGGACTAAGTAATTTTACAGCAGTCCTATGTTCAAATCGTTCTATCATTCCAGGAAATTGTTCTTCCGGATGCATGCCGTTACCATAGTCAGGATTAGAAAATTTCATGTGCCACGAACCTTGCTCGCCAAAAATAATTTCCATATCTTGCCAAGCAGGTATAATGTATCCAGCACCCATATATTGATTTAATGCAGGACAGATTCTAGCAGTTAATAAAGATGCGTTATGAAAAGGATCAAACGGACAAATTTGTCCAGGGTCTAAATTTTTAAATTCTTCTGGTAAAAAATGACTTGCCGGCATAATTGGCGCATATTTTCTAATAGGCCATTCTCTACAACTAAATTCAATAACAGGTTGCTCTTTTTTCTTAAACCACATATTATTCGCCGTATTTTTCTTTTAAAAATTCGTATATTGTTGGTGCAGATTCAGCAACTTTATTCCAATGATCCTTATTAGCTTCCCACACATCGAACGCATCGTTTACAAAATTTAAGGATTTTCCTGTTTTATATTCAGCTCTTAAGACATTTGCTTTAGATATCGGAAAATAATTCAATCCTACAGCAATACAAATAGAGCCACCCATTCTATTTTCAAAACTTGAAATTACATCTCTGTGATAAATTAAATTTTCAAATCCAAAATTCATATATTCACCAGGATCGTGTTTTGTTTTAAAGCGTCTTTCTTTTGCTTCTTTCCAATACACAGTATCTTCTCTTTGATTTAACAAATAGTGAACGCTAACAAACTCAGCAAAAGATCTAAAGTAGGCTTTGCAGGCAATGTTAAATCCTGCTTTGTCTAAATAAGCAATATTATCTCTAGATAGTGTTTTAACTAAATGATGTAAAAATTCATGAACACTTAATAATCCATTTGATTCTAAAGGTTCGATGAATCCTGCAGATAATCCAATTGCACAGACATTTTTATGGAATAGTTCATCGTGAATTCCTATCCTCATTGAAATAAATTTAAACTCCAATTTATCAACTACTTCTTCGGGTATACGAACTTCCCTATCATTTTTCAAGTAATCTTTAAATTCTTCAAGAGCATCTTCTTTAGAAATATATTTGTCGCTAAAAACATAGCCAGTGCCAATGCGCGACCATAAAGGTATATTCCAAACCCACCCATTTTGAATTGCGGTGCAATTTGTATAACCTTCGAGTTCTTTGATCTTATCTGTATATGGAACCCTAGTTGCCCAAGCAGCATTATTAGGTAAAATATCTGCATAACTTTCAAAAGGAACATTTAATGATTTTAACAATAAACTCTTCCAACCAGTACAGTCAATATATAAATCTGCTGTTATTTTTTCGCCTGTGGTTAGTTCTAAATATTGAACACCAGTGTCGTCCGTAGTAATTTCTTCTTTTATTGTACCAACAATGTGTTTGACACCTCTAGGAATACAAAACTTGTCTCGTAACCATGCACCAAATTTTGTAGCATCAAAGTGATAAGCAACGTCACTGAGATATCTAAATCCAGGAAGTTCATTGTTTTCATTTTTAATTACTTTATTCTGATAAACCAAGGGCATTGCAGGATAAAAACAATCTACAAAATCAGATGTTGGTGTATCGGGATACATGGTTTTCTTTATAAACCAGTCATTTAGCCCAAACTTAGTTCCTACTGCCCAAGGATCACCGAACGGGTAATGAAATGCACCAGTTCCTTTGCCGCCCCAGTCAGTAAATTTAATACTTAATTTTAAACTAGCATCACAATCTTTCATAAAATCGTCTTCATTGATGCCTAGCGTATATAGCCATTCGTTTATTTGACCTAACGTACTTTCTCCAACACCGACTATTGGGACGTCTTTACTTTCAATTACACAAATCTTTTTATTTGGAAAATTCTTTATTAGTGTTGCAGCAGTCATCCAACCGGCACTTCCGCCTCCTACAACAACAATTTTATCTGTTTTCATTAATAATGCCCTATAAAATTCATGCTCACACAAACTCGTTCATCGTTTGTTTGACTAGTTTGAGTTCTGTGTTTTAACCAACTTGGGAATAAAACTAACTCAAATTGCGATGCATCTACTTCCGTATACATGTGAGAAATGCCAACAGGAGTATATTCGCTATACTCATGTATTGGCGTCATTTTATGTATATATTCTAGTGGATCTACAAATTCTATATTTCCGGATAATGCTGGTTTTTTAAAATAATAAGCAGCAGATATGTGTGCTCTAACTGCACCACCGCAATGACTGTGTTCGCCGGTTACCTGTCCAAATTTATGAGAATTAGCCCATGCACTTGTGCATTCAATTTTGGCACCGGTCCTGTAATGTAAGGCGCTCCAGTAGTGATATACACATTCAAACACTTTGGGCATTAACCATTGCGATTCGGGTCGTTCGTGTAAAAATAGATTGTATTCGCCTGTTGATTTCCCAGTTTCTAATGCCCACGCATCTTCGGTTGCTCTATTAAACAGGGCATTGAGGTATGTATCAAACACTTGATATTCCTCTTGTGAAGGTTCAATTTTGTATTTTTGAACTAGTATGGGAAACAAATTTAAATTATTGATGAACATTTTGAAATCCTTGAATTTTTTCCATATGTTCTTTATATTTTTCTAAAAACAATTCTAGAATTTTCTTATGAGGCATGTGTACTAGTTCTTGTTCTAGTTTTTTATTCACATCGATAATTTCTTGAGATCGAATCTTAATGTACGGCGATAACATAGATACTTCTCTTTCAACATTTTCTCGTTTTATTAGTTGCATTCCGTGTAGTGTAACTATCCAATTAGACGCAGCAAATAAACTGTATTGCTTATTAAAATCAACCACCATAGGCAATCGTTTTTCCCACTTGGCCAGTTTTGTTTTTAACGATTGCGGCATCCATTGTTCACGATTATCTTTAAGATCCCTCCAAAAGGCTGTATCTTCTCGCGGACTAACATAGTGTACAGCAATAAAATCTAAGATGTTTTCACACAAGTTATCACACTTGTCATTGTAAATTTCTGCTATTTCTTCATTATTGTTAAGCCAACAAGGTAATAAGTTTGTAATTAAAAATGCCTGTAGAACTGTTTGACTAATAGCAGAGCTTTCGAGCGGCTCCACAAAGCTAGAACAAAGCCCAATGCTGGCACAATTTTTAATCCAGGCTTTATCTAACTTGCCTGCTTCAAATTTAATCTTTTTAGCAATATTAACTTTTTTACCTAATACACGCTCTACTTCTGCTTGTGCTTGATCAAAATCAATGTACTTGTCGCAAAATACGTAACCATTTCCCCATCTTCCTCTAACAGGAGTGTTCCACATCCATCCGTAATCTAATGCAGTTGCTTGGGTACATACAGGATATTCATCGGTGTCTTCGGTTGGAAAGGCAATAGCACTATTCAACCATAAGTGATCTTTGTAACTAACCCACTTTGCACCTAATTTGCTGATTAATAATTTTGAAAATCCTGAACAATCGATAAAAAAATCTGCTGAATATGAATCGTTGCCTCCGTGAAGAGTTTTAATATAACCGTCATCAGTTAGTTCTACATCAGTGATTTTATCATCAATTACAGGTATATTTCTATTTTTACAAAGTTTATGTAGGTAGTCGTTGGTACTGAATGTATTAAAATGAAATTGATTTACAGGACATGCTGCTGTACCTTCTAACCAACCAACTGGTATTTCATTGTTAACACATCGTCTATCAAAAATAATATCAATAGGACTAGCACCTTGGCTAATCATAAGAGCATACACAGCAAGATAATCTCCTGCAGCTTGAGAATAAGGTTCACAAGTTGCATGATAATAATCAGGTACTCCCCAGTTGCTGAATTTTATTCCTGCCTTTAAAGTAGCGCCGCATTCGGCTAGTGTTTCTTCTAAAGGTATACCTATAAAATCACAAAAATGATGCCAGTGCTCAGTTGCACCTTCTCCTACTCCAATAATTCCAACAGCAGAACTTTCAATAACCCTAATATCTTTATCTGGGTATTGAGTTTTCATCATTAACGCGGTAATCATCCCACTTGTTCCTCCCCCGAGGACTATCATTGTGTCAATCTTGTCCATAAACTATATTTCTCCACTGTTCTACAGTATAACACACATCACAGATATTATCAATTTCTTTTGACAAAACGGAGTAATGTCTTTTAAAATCTTCGAGTATATTTGGGCGTTTTGACAACAAACGGTTCTTTAATTTTTCCACATTGATTAAATCCAGTGCCTGTGCAACTACGGTATAGCTTTCGAATCCGTAACTTGGAGTGTTACCTAATCCCAAAAATCCCTCAGAAAATAAGTCAAGGCGATGTTGCAGACTGTCAGGAATTCTTGTTTTATCCCTGGCATGTTGTTGCCAAAATTCAGTATCTCTTCTGTGACCTCGATAGTGCATAGCGAGGAAGTCTCTAATATCATTCATCCTATTCAAAAAATCTTGATTAAATAATCGCTGTGTTATGGAATTGTGTTCCATATTAGGAGACCAATACTCACTTAAATGTTCTAGTTGTGCCACAACAACAATTAAACCATTAGATTCTAACGGTTCTAAAAATCCAGAACTAAGGCCAATTGCTATAACATTTTCACGCCAGGAATTTTCTAACTGCGCTGGTGTAAATTTTAAATTAGCAACAGGTTCAATTTTTTTACCAACAGATTGTTCTATTTCTTGAATAGCTGTATCAACAGAAATTAAATCAGGATCGAAGATATAACCGTTCCCAGAACGATGTTTTAAATTTATACCCCATTTCCATCCATATTTCATGGCTTCAATGTTAGTATAATTAATTAATTTTGGATTATCTTCCCACCAAGCAACTACTTGTCTTGCAGGAAAATATTTTGTTAAATCAACAACCGGCTCGCCTATTACTTTGTGCAATAACAGTCTAGCAAACCCTGAACAGTCAATGAACCAGTCGCCAACAACAACCCTGTCGTGGTCTAATTTAAGACTTGCTATACCGCCTGTTTTTAATCTAACTGATTCTAGATATCTTCCTTCAATAAGAGAAATACCTCGTTTTAATCCTAACTTTTTTAAAAAATCAGCATTAGCCCTACTGTCAAAATGCCACATTGGCATAGTTAACAAATTAAATTTAAGAGAATTGTCACCAGATGCTGTTATTGGAAGTTTGTTTATTCGTTGCAAACGGCCGTTGTAGTAGATATTTTCTTGTTTTATTCCTTCAACAATAGCACAAGCCACATAGTCGTTATTTTTTCCAAACTCAGGAAACTCTGCATCATATTGCAATTTATACCAATCCGGTATTAAACCGTGAACGTAGTCTGTACCAACACCGTTCCAATTTGTAAACTTGCCTCCTAGCTTAGGCATGGCATTTGTTGCCTTGATCCACTCGTCAAAATTAATGCCTAAAAAGTTATATAATTTATTAAGTAATGCAGATCCGCTTTCACCAGCAATAATAGGTGGCGTATTTGGATCTTCAATAACTACAACATCACAAGCCGGCCAGTTAGCCTTTATAAACAATGCTGTTAGCCAGCCCGCAGATCCTCCTCCTAAGATAACTATTTTATTCATTAAATTTATCAGACATTATATAGTCAAGTGCTGCTCTGTGATTAAACGCTTTTTCAGCATCTTGATATAAACGAACATTGGAGATTTTTTTACGAGCTTCATCTATAAGACCTTGATCTTGTCCCATCCAAATATTGGTTATAGATGCCATGTTGAACAAATCAAGCCCATACATAATCTGAAGCCAATTTTGTTCTGTGAATAAAATAAAAGGTTCTGCAAAATGAGAACGGAGAGGAATGACATTTTTAAAATACTCTAACGTTTCTTTATTAAAATCCGTTAACTTTATATCGTGTTTACAACTTTTCCAAAACGCAGAATCATTACGTTTAGTGAAATAATGAATTTGCACAAAATCAATGATATTTTGAGATACTTTGCTAAACTGATTATTATATTTTTCAGCGGTAGCATTGTCGCCAGGAATCCAATTTAGTAGAGCTGCACTTAATCCAAATGCCTGCTGTATTGATGTGCCTATACTACTTGCTTCTAGTGGTTCTACAAACGATGCAGAAAGACCGATGCTGGCACAATTTTTAATCCACGGATTTTCAAGATATCCAGCTGAAAATTTAAAACTCTTCTTTACCTCTACTTCATGTGGATAGTATTGTTGTATTTCTGCAAATGCTTGATCATCGTTTAAAAAATTATCTGAAAACACGTAACCATTCCCATAACGTTCTTGTGTAGGAATTCTCCACATCCATCCGCTAGACAACGCTCTACTTAAAGTATGAGATGGAATTTTTTGTTCTCCAGGTGTTGGAAAAGCAAAGGCTCTATTCATAGGCAAATAGTCTTTACAATCTTTCCATTTGCCTCCTAACTTAGATGCAATAATTCGTTTGAATCCGCTAGAATCTACAAAAAAGTCAGCAGTATATTTGTTTCCAGCAGAAATTAAAGACTCAACATTGCCTTGTTGATCTAAAACAACATCTAAAATATCGTCATCAACAAATTTAATACCCATCCCAACAGCTTTCTTATGAAAGAAGTTATTGAGTTTATATGTGTCAAAATGATATTGATTAACAGTAGATGTTAGTGGATGAAAATGTATTGATTTTAATATGCTATCTGGTGTTAAATGTTCTGCCTTATCTACCATTAACTGAATCATAATAGCAGGCACACCTGACGGAATAGGTTCAGTGTAATTGGCATGTAAAGAATGCATATAAAATTTTCCATCACCATTCCAATTTTCAAATTTAATTCCTGTTTTAAAAGTAGCACCAGTTTCTGTTATAAGATCCTTGAGCTTAATATCAACAGCTCGCATGAATGTAGACCAGTGTTCAGTACTTCCTTCGCCAACACCAACAATACCTATATTAGAACTTGCTATGACTGTTACATCAATATTAGGGTACCACTTTTTTAAAATCATTGAGGTTATAAGTCCAGCAGTACCGCCGCCTAAAATACAAACTGACTTGATCATTTTCTTAGTATAAATCTAAAAAATTTACAAATCCACGGTTCTGTTTTTACTAATTTTTTACCTTTGCGTTGATTATTTGGAATATTTCCAGCAACAACTTGCCAACTTAGATTAGGTTGATATGTTTTAATAGTAACGCATGAATTTGCTAAATGTTCTAATTCTTCTGTTCTTTCTTGTTTAATTGGTTTAAACAAGTCTTGTGGATTTTTACTTCTAAATTTTATATAAGCAAGAGGTTGCCCTCGTTTTATATTAATTTCATTTGCTAACAATTCAAATGTTGGAACTACTGGACGTTGCCATGTGTTAATATTAAAACTTGCAGGCATTAAACGCCATCCAGGGTCAATACTATTAAAAGGAGGTAAAAAATCAATCCAAACATCATCGTCTGCTACAAACAAATATGAACTATTAATAGCAACAATCGGCCTGTCTTTTTCAACATCAAAGTCTCCCCAGTGCGTTCTTATCATAGCATTATGCGCCATTTCAGGAAGATTGCTATGTAGAACTTTGTTAGTATCATCCCAACGTATATCTAAGTCAATAGGAGACTTAATTACCCATGTTTGATCTACATATTTTACAAATGCAGGACATTTCATAAATCCAGCAGATGAATTTTTCCACGTGTCGATTTTTTCTAACTCAAAATTTACAACTTCATTCCAACCATAGTAGTTCACAGATCCTTGATCAGTGTAAGGAGATTTTTCAAACCACGGCACGTATCCAATTTTTATAACTGACATATTAATCCCATTTTGATGCCCAATAACCTTTAGGACAATGCATTCCTTTTTGTCTTGTAGTCTTAGGTAAAAAGTTATTTGTAACTTTACAACCCCAGTCTTCAAATGACTCGCAACTTTTACAAATGTTCATTCTTTCTTCTCCTACGGCAGGATCAACTAAAAGAATTCGTTCATTGAGCGGTTTTATTGGCGTTTTTTTCAACGGCCTTATTGTGCGAGGAACTTTTGCTCCTTCAACAGACGGAACATTGTCTGTCCTTACCAGTTGATTTTGAAACTGAGCTAGTGTAATTTTACTCATTGTTGTCTAATTTTTTAATTTCTGAAAAATTAACAGAACTTGTTCCCCATGCTTTGTCGACTTGTAACTTCATAGTAACAAATTTTCTTAAATGCGGACATTCTTTTGTTGGTGCTAATCCTCGATGCGGAATATTGCTATCAAATGCAATAGCAGTATTAGGCATTGGGTGATATGCAGCGATTATCTCGCCCTTTTCGTTAAAAAATTGAATTTCTCCACCCCATTCTGCATCCCATTCTTTGTGCGGAAAATAACAGAATGTCATAAATCCGTAACCTTCTTCTGTAAATTGAAAATCGTTGTCAATATGTATGCTTCCGTCTAGTCCATGAGTACGGCCACCGCCCTGACAATTTAATAATTTAAAAACGTAATTTTTTACGTTTGGATCAATTTGTTCTAGCCTATCAATAATGTTTGTTACTAGTGTTTCGTGCCACCGATTTTTTACTAAATCGCACCACCATTTTGGCTTTGGGTCTTCGACTTCCCATGCATACGTTGGCTCAGCGACCCCAAATCTCCAAATATCTTTATCTAAGTCAGATGACAAGTTTGCAAAAACATCAGGTGTTGCTGCATTTTCAACACAAAAAATCTCTAATTTTTTATCCATATGTGCTCCGTTAAGGTAGTATTTAACTTGTTTTTTTAGTGTTTAGAGTATTACTGGAACAAAACCCATGTTATCCATAATCCTGTCAGTGCATTCTAAATCGAACCCAAAAGTAACTCGCTCACCTTCAAACGGCTCTACAATTTCTATATGATGAAATCTGTAACCAGGCCCAATATAAATGTTACCAGGCTCGTTTTTTATTCTATAAAGTTCAGTACCGTTTGGTTTGTCTGTGAATACAGTATAGGTATTTTTTGGATCTATGCTGATATAACCATGCCAAGGCCAATCGTGGTTATGAGATTTAAGTACTTGATTTGGAGTATGACTGTTTATCCAAGATTGTAACCATAACTGACGAGGTGTTGGAGTATTAGTTAGTTTAAAATACTCACGTATAGCATTTATTTGTGCAACATACATGTCATAAAACCATTCATTACAACAACATAGCCCGTAAACATTATAGTTTGTAAATTGCCATGTGATATTGTCGTTTTTAACGTTGTGATTTATTTGATTAAATTTTCTTTTAAACTTTTCTACACCTATTTGTGTAATTCTTTTCATGTTTTCTACATTTGCAGCTACACTTGGAATATTGACTACCAAATATTTGTATTCATCGTTATAATACATGTTTCTTCCTTTTTAATTCTTCAATTGATTGATTACTAGTAGCAAACTCTGCTCTGCCATCGTATCTTTTATTTGCATAATTACCTTGCTGATCAACATAATGAAAAAATGCCTGGTATTGAAAATTAGTTTTTAATGGCATTCTCCAGTGTAAATTTTCTATTCCTTTGTAAACTAATATATCGCCTTCGCATAAGATTTCTTCTGTTGTGGCATCTTTAGTTTGTATAAAAAATGGCCATACATCAGTGTCATATTTTAAAGTTAACGTAAAACTAAACTCACATTCTTCTCTGTCAGTATGTGGTAACAACACTTCATTTCTTTGATATATTCTAGCGTAGGTATAGGTTGGAAACAGTTTCTTTCCTGTTATTTTTTCAATTGCAGGTAAAAATTCTAAAGCCTCGTCATTAAAAATTCCATAAAACGCTGGGCTAATAATACATTGATTATCTGGTGGTAACGATAAGTTTTCTTTATAAAGATTGTCAAGTTTATTAGCCATTGTGTAACAACGATCTTTATCAACAAATTCTTTAATAACAACAAAATCTTTCATATTAATACCAATAATAAGACAAGTCGTCTTGAGGAACTTTGAAATCAGTTTGATACAATTTTAAAATTTTTTCTTTTTGATCGAATGCATTTAAAATTTTTTCATATACAACTAAATTATTTTCCTTTGTCAAATGACATTTTCTTCTTTCGTTATTACCCGCATGAGTTAGGCCGTAGTGATACATTTCTAAATCGGCAAGATGACACAGCGAAACGGAATTAATTCCAGGCATACTTTCAAGAAATGCTGGTATTACAAGTGTATTACTAGATTTTAGGATGTCTTCTAACATAAAATTATGAAATGCATTTTCTCTTTCTTCAGAATAGAAATACTTAAACCACAATTCGCCAAAATTAATTCCAAACCATCTTGGCCATGTTGTAGGATTAACATTTAAGTGTCGATCCAACGACTCAACATAAATTCTTCCCGGTATTGTTATTACAAATATGTTATAATCGTTTGTATGGTGGTCTTTCTTCCACTGTTTATAAGACCACCATAAACTAGATCCGCTTAATGAATAATTTGTAATTTTAAAATTAGCAGTTAGAAGTTCCGGCCATGCAAGATATTTTTCATTTTTAGCCCATGTTGGTTCTGAAAAACTATCTCCAAATATTGCTAATTTTTTCATGACGAATACTTTATATTACAAAAAAATGGCTGTATTAGACGCCCTGAATCTTTATCATTACCAAAGTAACGATCAGATTTATGCCATACAGAAGGTGAATACAATACAGCTCTATTATACTTGTTTTCAACAGATAAATTCAAAGTCCACCAACGATTAAATTCTTTACTGTCTTGATCTCTGTTTAGTTTCCTCCATATATGATTATGTTTTTCTGAATATTCTAAAAATTCTTGTTCATACTCTTTGTTAAAATCATATATTAAAGTACCAGAATTAGGTGGAGGATTTGGATTAAGATACACTACTCCAACATGCGTGATTTCCCAATCTTTAGGATCGAAGTCGTAGTGTATCCAGGAATCACCGTCAGTTTCATAACATAATTGAAAATTAGTTTCAAAATAACAATTATAATTTGTGGGCACACCTTCAAGTAAGCTGTGCATTAAACTGTCTCTAAATTCTTCGCAAAGTCGAGGATTGATATCGTTGATAAATTTTGATCGACGTCCAGGCCAGTTACCAAATCTTTCAGGATGACTTTCAGGTAAAAATTCTTGATTTAAGGCAAGATTTCTAACCATGTCAGGATCTTTATAAAAATTTTCAACAATAATAACTTTATTTGTTAGGTACATTATCTTTCCAATGTTATATCAAAACTTATTGATATGCGATCCTCGTCATTTCTATTAGGCAATACAAAATGTTCAAGATACGAAGGAAACAAAATAATCATATTATCAAAAGGAACAAAGTATTCACTATCACCGTAGTTAAAAATTCTATCGGGCGCATGAACAGATCCTGGACGAGGATCTCTAAAAACTATGCTACCTGAATCTTGTGGAACTTTAAGATAACATACTCCAGATAAATTAAATGCATTACTGTGAGAATGAATTAAATTTTGATCATGTTTCTTATTAATACAAGCCCACATTTGATGAAACTTAGTACCTTTTACATCAAAAACTCTAGTGCATAAATCTGCAACATGACTGCATATGGGGTTGAAAATTTCATTTTCATATAAGTTGGTTTCACTTTGCCAACCGCCATAGTTTGATTTTTTTATAGTGTTAGGGCTACTGGCAAGTTTATAAACTTCTTGTATCATATTGCTTGGATCGGCCAACAAGGTTGTCATCATTAAATGTGTTGGCCAAAGTGTAATAAATCTTATATCATCTAAATTGCGGTCCATGACACCATCCTACTAAAGTATATCTAGTTCCACGAGTCACTGGCGTAACTTCGTGTATAGTCCAGCTTGGAAATATAGATAACAGTCCCTTTTCTCGTTTTACTTCAAAAGGATTGTCTAATTTAAATCGATATATCAACAAGTCGCCGCCGTCATAGTCTTCTGGATCAGATAATTGCAAACTAAAACTAATTTTTCTTCTAAACTCTTCGAAGCCGTCATCAGTGTGATTGCGATACATGCCCTGATAACTGGCATCATACTCGCTAAATTGAATATCTTCCATTGTTGTTAATTCAAAATTATAAAAATCTCTATTGATTTTTTGAATAGCAGTAGAAATTCTATGAAAAATAAACTCAGTATTTAGGGCAGGACAAATCCAAGAAATTTTACTTCTGCGTGTTTCTAATTTTGCAACACCTGTATTATTAACACCACCTTCTTCTTGAGGTAAAGATTTTCCAAGATCTAAGATAAGATCAATTTCTTCAGGACTAAAAATATTAGTTGCCCACGCATACGGCTCATTCGGCGATTGTTCTTGAATCATCGAATACATTATATTAACTCCACTAAATCAAAGATTGTTTGTAATTTTGTTCTAATTGTTTTGTTGCTAAAACTATTTCTTAAACCTTGATGCAACGGCTTAGGCGGAGTATCTATATTAATCCATGCCCACGCACTATGTTCTTCACTGAGTATTGGTACAAATTCGTTGTTTGTAACGCAAAGATAAGTGTGGAAATTAAAGACTTTGTCGTTTGAAACAAATGTTTCTAAAGGTATAGTTTTGATGATTTCTGGAAAAGAACCAATTTCTTCTTGGACTTCGCGTTGTAGTCCTTGCCAAGGGTTTTCTTTTTGTAGGTTTGTTCCGCCTACCAGTCCCCAAGTTCCTTGATGTTTGCCGTTGGCTTTTTGTAACAGTAAAATTCTTCGTGTAGATTTAGCGTAGAATAATGCTCCGCTACAAACTATACGATCTGTTACAACTCTAGTCTCCATGAACCTGCCCTGTACTCACCCTCAAACGATTTGGTCCAATATACACCGTTCCACACATATTGTACTCCAGTGTATATATTCGTTTGATATATAAGGGTATCAGATTCTTGACTGCTGTTAAAAATTACATTCCACTGTGTTCCAGTCCATTCAATAATGTCATTTGCACGGGCAACAAAATCTGCTCCACCGCTAGATTTCCATGCATCTGGACCATCTTGATTATCAACGTGTCCAATATCTTCAACAATTAAGAATCTGTCTCCAACAGTTACATTTTGCATACCGTGTCCAGGATAAACTTTTTGAGGATCAATAATAGCATCAAAAGTTCCAGGACTGTTTGGACGATTACTTCCAGCTGCATCATAATCAGGATCAGTGTCTAAGTTACCGTTACTGTCAATGCCAGTGTTTGTGTTTAAAGTATCAGAATCCCAAGAAACTGTTAGTATTGTAGGATCTAATGGACTGATTGCTACAGTTCCTACAATCTCAGTTCCGTTGGATTGTGTCAAGTAAAGAGAACTTGATCCTGCTGTGTATTTCCCAGGATATTTGTCAAATACTGTTTGCCATTCGATTGGAGTTCCTTGACGCACAGGAATGTCTAGCGTAGGTTCTCTTGGTATGCTGCTTTCAGATTTGTTAAGTAGTATAGCTTGGTTGTTGTAAACCTGAATGTTATAATCTGTAATTGAAACAACATCGCGTGTTAGTAGCTGGCCCATAGTTATTTCTGGACCTGCCAACGGTTGTCCAAGTCCGTCAATATAAGTATTCTTATCAATTGCAGATCCTTGATGTATACTAGTAATAATTTTTGTAATAACACCAAGGTGTTTAACCTTAACTGGGGGACTAATCCATATAGGAGTGTCAAAATTTAGACTAGCAATATCAATAGGAGTATCGTTGCCAATTGGAACAGTACGACTTGTCCAATTTACCTGGCCTAAATTTAATACAGTCAAACTGGTCCAGTCGATATAATTGTCTGTTGTTTGTAGTTCTAAACTAGGATTGAACAATACAAGTATTTGTTCTAATAACTGTAATTTTTGTTCAGTGTTAGCCGTCCATACATCACATTTTAAACTTAATTTAAAAGGTGTTGGCATTAATCTTTCAACAGTATAATTGCGACCTTGACCAGTAGTGTAAACAGGATTTGCAGGATCGCTGTCATTAATTTCTCGTTCTCGAACATGCACCTTGCCAACATAACTAGGATCGCCTAATCTATTTCTATCTAGTTCTAATCCGCTTATGTAAACACTCATGCGAGGAACACTATTAATTTTGTTTTCGCTGTTTTGACGAATTATTGAAGCAGCTTGTCTATCAGCATCTCCATACATTACTGGAACACGTACAAGTGTACCATCTCCGTAACGCACAGTAAAATTACTTAACACACGAATTGTTTGTGTGATATATCGTCTAATTTGGCCGTCATAAAAATGCTGCATTATAAATCTGCCTTAGGTCTAAGAGCCTTGCTAAGGCTTTGTCGTTGTGCTTCTCTATTATTACATAAGCTAAGTTTCCAAGTACCTTGATATGGAATAGCCTGTTGTTCACTATCAATTATTGGTAATGTGACATGTATCTTTCCACCTACATCAGTTATCATACCAACATGTTCTGCAATAGTAAAAGCAATTTCTACTGTCTCTAATTTTAGAACTAGATATAGTGCAGTTGTTGTATAGTCAATGTTAGTGTCAAAGCTGAAAACATCTTTTTCAAGATTAATCCAATCAATAGCAATCGCTTCATTATAAATGTAAGTGGTATTATTAATAAATCCAGTAGTATGTGTTTGTCGTGTGTCGTTGTTGGTCATGTTCATACGAACTGCATCTTCAACCTTAACCCAACGAGTTCCATCAAACCTAAACAGTCTGTTAGGCATAAAATCTGTACGAAGGAAAAAATCATCAGGTCCTGGTGATTCAGGAAACTGTATGCCATGCCCAAAGTCATAACCGTTTTGCGGAAAGCCATCCCCAACTAAAAATCCTGTGTAACCTGTTCTTACAGGACGTTTATTGCTTTCAAGAGCAGTGATTGTTGTTATACTTGCATCAAGTGAACTAGTGTCAGATGTATTAAGGGTAGTCTTGCCCTTTTCGTCAACTGCTAAAGTATAAAATTGTCTAGTTTCGTAACCACTTTGTGGACTATCTGCTTCTGCTTGTAGAATAACAGCGTCATTAATCTCTAGTTCTTTGGCTCGTGTGCTGAGTATTTCTCTCAGAGTCTTATCAGTAGGATCACCGTTAGCATCAACTGCTGGTTTATCAAGAATGTCAGCAAATTGTTGAGCATCAGTAATCCTTTTAAGTCTTAGTCTGTACAAATGAGGATACCATGTAGCACTAAAACCTTCACTTGCACGACCAACATCTTCTATTACATAGTATCTTGGTAATCCAATTTCATATTCATTTAACGCAAAATTATCTCGTAAATGCGGCAACTCTAAAACATCACCGCTAATAGGTTTACGACCAACATATTTGATAAAATCATTAATATGCACAGTCATATAAATTGTGTCGTTATCAATAAACAAACCAAATTGGCTTAGGTTAAAGTCAATATTTTGTACGTTATAGTGTCCGCGAATTCTGTAGATTTCTTCGTCGTATTTTCTATCGCGATTTTCTAAAAACAGCAAATCTTGAATGTTTGTTTCTTTAACCGCATCATATATAGGCTGATCTGCGGTGCCTTCTGTGGCAATTTTAGGGCCTAGATACTTGTGCAAATACACATCCGTACCGCCAACCTGAAACATCTCAGAAATCTGGCGATCCATAAATTTGTAGTCTTGCCCTCTTTCGGGTTTGTATAATGATAAACGTGGCATAATGATATTTATCGCTAGATAAATATACTAGGAGAACTTAATATGGCAGATATTTACCCAACAGATCCAGGTGAATCCGACAGCACTATAGAGCGTAATAAAGCATTTGATTACGTTAAAACCATGTTGGGCGATGGAATGGTTGAAGTAGAACTAGATCCAAAGCACTATGAAATAGCACTAGATCGTGCTCTAACAAAGTTTCGTCAGCGCAGTAGTGCAGCAGTAGAAGAAAGTTACATGTTCTTAGAACTAATGCAGGATGTTAACGAATATAGACTGCCAAATGAAGTAATTGAAGTACAAAGTATTTTTAGACGTGCAGTAGGTTCACGTAGCGGTTTAGGTGCAGGCGGAACATTGTTCGAGCCATTCAACTTGGCGTACACAAACAGCTATTTGTTAACTGGTAGTATGATGGGCGGACTAGCAACCTACGAATTATTTGCGGGTTATCAAAAACTAGTTGGTCGTATGTTTGGAGCATATATTGAATTCAAATGGCGACAAAGCAATCACGTACTAACTATTCTACAGCGTCCATTTGCACAAGGTGAACAAGTGCTATTACGCACACACAACTATCGTCCTGATTTTGTACTGCTTCAAGATATCTATGCAAAACAGTGGTTGTATGATTATACTCTAGCAGTTTGTAAGCAGATACTTGGTGAAGCTCGTAGCAAGTTTGGAAACATCGCTGGCCCTGGCGGCAGCGGCATACAACTTAACGGTACAGCACTCAAAGCCGAAGGCGACAAAGAAGTTGAAAAACTTGAAAAAGAAATTTACGAACTAGTACCAGGCGGCACTCCATACACATTTGTAATTGGTTAAAAAACTTTTGACCTTGTAATAATTCTGTTATATACTAGAACTATTACAGGGGAGTTCTATGATCATTGGAGTATGCGGTTTCATTGGATCGGGCAAAGACACTATTGCCGATTATCTAACAAATTACCATGGTTTTCGAAGAGAAAGTTTTGCTAACACACTAAAAGATGCTGTTAGTAAAGTTTTTGGATGGGACCGAACACTCTTAGAAGGGCGAACTAAACAAGCCCGCGAATGGCGTGAACAAGTAGACCCATGGTGGGCAGAACGTTTGAATATGCCCAATCTAACTCCTCGTTGGGTTCTGCAATATTGGGGCACAGAAGTTTGTCGTAAAGGTTTCCACGATGATATTTGGATTGCCAGCTTAGAAAACAAACTTCGTAATTCTACCGATGATATTGTTATAAGCGACTGTCGTTTTCCTAACGAAATTGAAAGTATTCGAAAAGCAGGCGGGATTATTGTATGGGTACAACGGGGTGAATTACCAGAATGGCATGAGGATGCAGTAAACGTCAATAGAGGCCCTAACGGAAATGTTAGATGGGCATTGAGCAAAAGTAACCTAGATAAATTTAAAATACACGCCAGCGAAACTGCGTGGGTTGGTACTAAATTTGATCACATATTTGACAACAATGGCAGTATAGACGAATTGTTTGGTAAAGTTAAAGGTCTGGTACTAAATCACCTTGACGCCAACGAATCCCCTCTTTATGCAGGACACGCTGACAGTTTGCACACACAGTCTTAAGATTTGTATGTTTACAGTTGTTTAAATCACCATCAACGTGAAAAACTGCAAACACTTCTTTATGCGGTGACTTAAATCCGCATTTATCGCAGATATTTTTTATCTTATAACCTGCACGAAACCATCGTGCTATACCCGCATACTTGCCACCTTTAAGGCAAGCTTCGCACAATTTACGATAGTAAGTTCGACCGTTTTTAATATAGTTTACTGCTGCTGGTCGAAAACCGCATGTACATAAAGGTCTCATAACGATATTTAAGCCTTTTCGATCCCTTTTTGATAGTTGATAACTAGTGTAAAAAGCCAAAATCCACTAAATACAAATAGGAATATAGCATTCATGGAGATCACAAAATGGCTCAACTAAGTTCACCAGGCGTAAGCGTAACAGTTATTGACGAAAGTTTTTATACTAGTGCCGCTCCCGGAACAACCCCTTTAATTATTGTTGCATCAGAGCAAGACAAAGCAAATGGTGCAGGTACTGGTACAGCACAAGGTACAACTCAAGCAAATGCCGGTAAAGTATTTTTATTGACAAGTCAAAAAGATTTATCAGATACATTCGGAACACCAAGTTTCAAAACTGATGCAAACAACAATCCAATCCACGCTGGAGAGCAAAACGAATACGGTCTCCAAGCAGCTTACAGTTATTTAGGTGTTAGCAATCGTGCGTATGTAGTACGTGCAGATGTTGACCTAGCACAGCTAGAAGCAACACCACATGCGCCAGCAGGACAGCCTGAAGATGGACAATTATGGTTTGATACTGGAAGTACAAAATTTGGTATTTTTCAATGGAATAGCTCAGCTGCTACAACAACAAGTGGGCAGACATTTACTAACAAAGTTCCACTAATTATAACAAGCGACGATCAACTTTCTGGAAGTGCTCCAAAAGCTAGTGTTGGCTCTGTTGGCGATTATGCTATTGTTTCAAAAGATGCTGAATATTCTTTATGGTTTAAAAAAGCAAAAACAGATACTTCAGCAGGTATTTGGGTAGAAGTTGGTTCTTCTAACTGGGTCGCAAGTTGGCCTGCTGCACAAGGCGGAATTAGTAACCCAACATTGCTTTCTGGTGATACACTATCTATCACAGTTGATGGAAACACAAACAACTACACTGGTCATACTTCATTGACATCATTAGTAACTGACATTAATACTGTTAGTCAAGGCGGTGGCGATGAAACTGATGCACACGGTATTACTGCAGCAATTATTAATAATCGTTTAGAACTATATACAACAGGTTTAGATTTTTCAGTAAGCGGAACCAGTGTACAAAAACTAGGACTAGTTCCAACGCCAACAGGCTACGGAACAACTGGAACTTTTAAAGCTCCAACACTTAAGATTAGCCCACACTATACAGTTCCAGATTTCAAACGTTCAAGTTCAAGCGTTCAAGGCGTCCCAACTGGATCTGTATGGGTCAAAACAACAGAACCAAATTTAGGTGCTCGTTGGAGAATTAAAGTATACAACAGCGCAACTGGCAGCTGGACTGAAAAGTCTGCTCCATTGTACGGTTCAAACGCTGAAGCATTAAAGAATTTAGATGCATCAGGTGGCGGCATTAATTTAACACAGAATTCATTGTATGTAAAATACAACATTGAAGAGCAAACAACAAATGATAATCCAAACATGGCAAACTTTAAAATTTATGCCCGTAGATTATCAGGAGCAACAGAAATTGTTTCTTTAAGCTCATTCTCAAGTTTTGCAACCGCAGGAAGTAATTCATTCACAATTCAAGAAACTGTTAAAGGTAAAACAACACTTTCAGATCCATTGACAGTAGAATTTACAGGATCAGCGGGTATAGATGAATTTGTTTCTGCACTTTCAGCTAAGTTAAGTGATGCAACTTGGGGTTCTAACCCAATCACAAGCCGAGTTTCTGTATCTAAAACTTCAACAGGAACAGTTTTAATTCGTCATAACGATGGCGGCGACATTCACTTTGCTGATTTATCAGGTTCGGCAATTGGAGACTTGTTTACTCCTTATACTGTTGATGTAAACGGTGTTGGCCAAGGAACAGCAAACTTCTACACTGACATCGATCAAGGACATGACTTTATTGCTACACTATGGAGTCCATACGCAGATGTTACAACAAGTGACACAGCTCCAACTACAGAAGCAGCAGATGGTCGCTTATGGTACAACTCAATGGTTGATGAAGTTGATATCCTAGTACACAATGGTAGTACATGGGTTGGTTATCAATACGAAGCAGGCGCTGGTCTTTCTAATACTGCATCTCCTTATTGGTCAGCAACTAACGAAGAATTAACTGATCCTAAAGGACCAATTGTATCAGCTACAAAACCAAAAACACAATCAGACGGTACAAATCTAGTTACTGGCGATCTATGGATTGATACTAGCGATTTAGAGAATTATCCATCATTGTACAAATACAATGCAGATTTAGGTAAATGGATTGCTATCGATACTGGTGACCAAACAACAGAAGACGGCATTATTTTTGCAGATGCTCGTTGGGGTGTAGACGGTGGAACATCTACAGCACCAACAGAAAGCACAATTGAAGAACTACTACAAAGCGACTTCTTAGATCCAGATGCTCCAGATCCAGCACTATATCCAAAGGGAATGTTGTTATGGAATCTACGTCGTTCAGGATTTAACGTTAAGAAATTTGTACGTGATAGCATTGATGTACTTGCTGATAACGAAAGACAAGAAGGCGCATCTATGTCATCATACTACCCACATCGTTGGGTAACAGAGTCCGGCAACCAAGTAAACGGTGCAGGAACATTTGGCCGTAAGGCACAACGTAAAGTTGTTATCCAAGCACTACAAGCTCTTGTAAACAGCAATCAAAGTTTACGTGACGAAGAAAGTCGTGTATTCAACTTAATTGCTTGCCCAGGTTATCCAGAGTTAATTGGAGAAATGATTAGTCTAAACTATGACCGTGGATTAACAGCGTTTGTAGTAGGCGATACACCAGCACGTTTAACACCAGATGCTACAACATTGAACAACTGGGGTAAAAACGTTGCAGGTGCAGTTGAAGATAATGATTCAGGACTTGTATCAAGCGATGAATATTTAGGTGTGTTCTATCCATGGGGTTACACTAGCGACAATGCTGGAAACAACATTGTTGTTCCTCCAAGTCACATGATTTTACGTACTATTGCGTTAAATGACCAAGTAAGTTATCCATGGTTTGCACCAGCAGGTACACGTCGTGGTGGAATTACAAATGCAACAGCAGTTGGTTATATTACCAGCGAAGGCGAATTCCAGTCAGTATCATTGAATACTGGACAAAGAGATACACTAGCTGACAGTAAAATTAACCCAATCACATTTATTACAGGAACAGGCCTTGTTAACTACGGACAGTACACTCGTGCTAAAAATGCTTCAGCATTAGATCGTATTAATGTAGCCCGCTTAGTAATTTACTTACGTCGTCAGTTTGCACTATTAGCAAAACCATATGTGTTTGAACCAAACGACAAAATTACTAGAGATGAACTTAAAGGTGCAGCAGAAAGTCTGCTACTTGAGTTAGTAGGACAACGTGCTCTATACGATTACATTGTAGTATGCGATACAAGTAATAATACACCAGCACGTATTGACAGAAACGAACTTTACCTAGACGTTGCGATTGAACCAGTTAAAGCAGTTGAATTTATCTATATTCCACTACGCTTAAAGAACACTGGCGAGATCAAGGGCCTAGCATAATAACAACGGAGCATACAAAATGGCAATCGCAAGTTTATCAAAATTTACAGTACCTTTAGCAACTGACCAATCAGCCAGTGCTCAAGGTATGTTGATGCCAAAGTTAAAATATCGCTTTAGAGTGATGTTTGAAAACTTTGGAGTTTCAACACCAACAACAGAATTAACTAAGCAAGTTCAAGACGCAGCTCGTCCACAAATCACTTTTGAAAATCAAAAGATTATGGTTTACAACTCAACAATTAACTACGCAGGTCGCCCAGCATGGAGCGAAATGACAGTTAAATTACGTGATGATGTTACAGGACAAGTTTCAAAACTAGTAGGCGAACAGATGCAAAAACAATTTGACTTCTTTGAGCAGTCAAGTGCAGCATCAGGCGGCGACTACAAGTTCTTAATGCGTGTTGAAATGCTAGACGGCGGCAATGGCGCACAAACACCTAACATTCTTGAAACATGGGAGTGCTATGGTTGCTATGTACGTCAAGCTCAGTACAATACACTAAGTTACGGTAACCAGGAAATGTTAACAATTGACTTAACAATTCAACCAGATAACTGTATTCAAATTACTGGCGGCGCAGAAGCACCAACTTCAAGACGTACTGGAACAGCAGCTACAGCAGCTGGATCAAGATAATAAAATTGGCCTACTTAGTAGGCCTTTTTTATGAGTTTTCATTAACTACTCAGTTAATAACCATAGATAAATAATTGTATGGCATTCTCATCTAACTTATTTTTATACAGACCCAGCAACGTGACGTTGAAAGACTATGCTCACGCAGCTCGTGTTTTTACGGACGATCAGTTTAGGCTTGCTCCTAAAAGTAAGTTTTTATTTCATGTGGCATTTAACATTAATCAAGCTGCTTTAAAAAATATTGATCTTGTACAGCGTTATAGAAATGAGATTAATGTACTGGTAAAGTCGTGTGATTTGCCTAACTACAAAGTATCTATAGACACTCTTAATCAATACAACAGAAAAAAGAACGTACAGTCAACGCACAAATATGAACCTATCAACATTGTATTCCACGATGATAATATGGGGCTAATTAACCAACTATGGCAAAATTACTACAGTTATTACTATGCTGACTCGACTAGTTCTTTAGATCCTAGTGCATATAAAAGAAATGCAACAAGAAACAGTAACTACATTACAAAACCTTACGGCCTAGACAACGGAAGTACAGCACCGTTTTTTAATTATATTACAATTTATCAAATGGCTCGACACGAATATGTCAGCTACACATTGTTAAATCCTGTTATTAATTCTTTTAATCACAATAAATTAGACTATGCAAACGGAAATGCTCCGCACGATTTTCAAATGCAAATTGCCTATGAAGCAGTAGCTTACGGAAATGGAACCGTAACTGTTGGTGATCCAGAAGGATTTGGATTTGAACACTACGACCAAACTCCAAGTTCACTTCAGCCAGGTGATGGCGCAAGATCAGAGGGTTCTTCCTTTACTGGCGGATTGTCACTAAATGCACAGGAAGTTGCAAATACTGTTGCTTCACAACTTAACACATATCAAAATACAAAAGAAAATCAAAATACAGGTTTAACAAAAATTGTTTCGGCTGTGAAAACAACTCCCCAAACTGGCGGATTACAAAATTTTAGTTTCCCTCAAATTAATATTAATATCCAACAAAATAACAATACTATTGTTGCTAAACAAGTAAATCTCAACATTAATAACGGATAATGAAATGCCAACAAATTTACCTTTACAATCATCTGCTGACTCGGGTAACGAAGTAAAACAGTTCTTTGACAAGTACTATGTAAATCAAGTCAGCTTTCCAAGCAATCAGATTGATGCAGTTGTTGGGTTTTTCTTACAACACGGTTTTGATCAAGAAAGTGCAAGAAGCACAGGTATTGTATTACTAAATCAAGCCAGAGAAGATAACGTTAATGTTTTTGAATTAATTGATTCGTTAAAAGCATTAACTGATGTTCAGTTGAGTCAAGTAGTGGCTCAAATTCTCAATGCCTACAGAGAAAATATAAGTGTGTTAGGTTATCGTGTTGCTGGTGTCATTGACGAATACGAAAGCAGAAATATTTTAGTATAATATGCCAGCGAAATTTGCCCGTGGAAAATTTAACATGACCCAACCAGAAAAGTATGTAGGAACAAAAATGCCTACATACAGAAGCAGTTGGGAATTTCAATTCATGAGATTTTGCGATACACATAAAAGTGTACAAAAATGGGCAAGTGAAGCAATTAGCATCCCATATCGAGATCCGTTAACTGGACGCCAAACAATATATGTGCCTGATTTTTTTATTCAGTACGTTGATAAAAACAACGTCATGCACGTAGAATTAATTGAAGTAAAACCTGCAAGCCAGACAATACTAGAACGTGTGGGCAAAAACAAATACAACCAAGCTCAGTATGTAAAAAACCAAGCCAAGTGGGCTGCTGCAAATATTTGGTGCAAACAGCAAGGAATTAAGTTTCGTATCTTAAACGAAAATGATATGTTCCATAATGGTAATGCATAAGTAAAGTATGACTAAAAAACTTGAAGAATTATTAAACCTCCCCGAGAGCAAAAAAATTATCAAGGACGAGGAGAAAAAAGCAGCCAAAGCTGAAGTAAGCAAACCACAACCTTTTTTGCGAGATATTGCAGAATTTGACAAAATTAGTGCAGCTTTACCGCAAGTTAAAGGCCTGGGCGATGCAAGCGACAGCGAGTTTGACGCTCTAGCACAAAGAGCTACAGATGCCTACGATGATCTTATGGATCTAGGTATGAATGTTGAAGCCCGCTATAGCGGACGTATTTTTGAAGTTGCCCAAGCAGCACTTAAAAACGCTATTGATGCTAAAGCTGCAAAGATTGATAAGAAGCTCAAAATGATTGAGCTACAACTTAAGAAACAAAAACTTGACCAGGAAACTACTGAAGATAACGGTGTAAATCTCAGTGGTGACGGCGTAATTATTACGGATCGTAACAGCCTACTGGAAAAATTAAAGAATATGAAATAAATATAGTATCAGGATTATATTATGAAATCATTTAAAGAATATCTAACAGAAAGCAAGAAAGTATACGAGTTTAAAGTCAAATTAGCCGGTGATTATAAAAAAGCAGGCGAAATGATTAAAACAGCTCTTGCTCAGTACAAAGTTGAAAGTTGCTCAGCAGGCAAGCGTTTACCTATTGCTGAAACTCATGCAGATTTCCCACATATCGCAAACACAAATGTTACAATGTTTGATGTTTGCACAGCTTACCCAGTTACTAGTCAACAAGTTAGAGCTTTAATTGCAGAAAAATGCCGTTGTCCAATTGATAGCGTAAGAGTTCGTAATTTGGCAGAAGCAGCAGAAGATGAACTTAATCATGCAAACGATAACAAATCAGGTGAAGCATTGCTGAACAAAGAATACGAAACAGAATCAGCAGGTCAAAAACTTGTTGGTGAAAAACAAAAAATGAGTTTGATAAAAGAGTTAATGAAAGACAAAAAGACTCTTGAACAATACAAAGGTGTCAATGATGCACTTCTAGCATCTAAAGCACCATCAGAATCTGTTGCGGCAGATACTGCAAAAGTTAATACAAAAAGCCCCGTTGGCAGCACGAAAGTTAAAAAGCCAACAGCTAAAACTGTTGGAGTAAAATAATGAACTTTCAAGATTTATTGTTAAAAATAAAAAAAATAGACGAATCACCTTTAGCAGTTCCAATGGAACCAGTTGATAGTCCTTCAGATATTGAAGACATGGAAGAATGTGGTGATGACGGGATGAAACCATCAGGTAGCCCAACTAGTGTTATGCCTAGCAACGATGACGATATACTAACTGGTGAATGCGGAGGCATGATGGATATGCCAGGTGCTAATAAACAACCAGACAGCGTTACAATGAATGTTAGCATGAACGGAAGTGGTGCTGGCGGCATTAAAGACCTATTAGATATACTACGTAACATAGAAAATGCTGGCGGACAAGACAGCGACGACGTTCTAGTAGGCATTGGCGCAGAAGAAGAGTTTGACAACTCTCCAAAGCCAACACAAGTTCCAACGCCAGACAGTGGTGATGACTTGCACCGTGAAAAAGATGAATACAAAAAAGCTAATGGCGGCGGAAATCCGATGCGTATGCACGAAACACTTGTTGCAAAATTAGCTGCCAAATACGAAAGTATTAAAGGAAACTAATATGTCAACTCTAGCAGATCAAATTCGTGAATTGCAAGCTCGATTAGAACAAATTAATGAAGAACCAGCACCACCAGAGCAAAGTGCAATGAATGTTGCATCGGGTAACATTCC